TGACCGAACGCTCAATGAACTTCGTTTTCACGTGGAACAACCCTGATCCTATTGCCGAGCCACCGAACGTCTGGCCGAACGTCAAGTACGCCATTTGGCAGTACGAGGTCGGCGAGGAAGGGCTCTAGTGATGTAACAGCTTCAAAAAATTTATCTGGTATGGACCATAGATTAGCTTCTTTATTCAAGAGAGCGTTTAAATCTGGATAAACGTCAGCATAAGTTTGCGTCTTTAGCCAGCTTCCATCTTCAAAGTAGAATGTAGCACTTGAGTTAGAAAAGCCAAACTGAGCGAGCGTCTTTTTTGTCTTGGTTAAAGGCCCTACGAACGCCTTGGGAAGCGTCAAGCCCGGTGGAAGGTCAACACCATGCCAAGCTTCCATAATAAACTTACGGTCCGTAGCGATTAAAGAAAAACCGTTCATGAGGATAGACGCGGTGACGACGCTTTGAGCGTTTTCAGCCGCGAGAACTCCTACCGTCTCAAGAGCCTTCTTAAACCTATCGTCTATGACTGCTATAGGTGGATCAGGCTCAATCAGGTGCATCAAATCGCCGTCAACGCATGGCACTAACGCTTTAAAGCTTCCTGATTTCACAGATAGCTTGTTTGTTTCCAATAGCGTTATTGAAAGCATTTCTGAGCATTTTTCCAAAGCAGCTTTGAATAAAGCATTTTGTGGGTATGCCTCTAGCTGCTCATCGATCTTATGCCCTGCTGACAATACGCCATTAGTCCCACTCGCCCATTGATTGCGTAAGCAAACATGAGTTTCAAATGCAGCACCTTTATCTTTTATAACGCTACCTACAAATGAGATAGCGTTTAAAAGTGAGCTAGATTGCGTAACTGGTTTAGAGCGCGGCTTTGCCATAATAAATAATTTCTATATCTGAAAAATTTTTAGCTAGGGCTAATTCAGATGTAGCTCCTACTGATTTTTCGTAACCCGGTAGCATAACGATAGCTGTAGCTTCATTTACGATAAAATTACAATAATCAGTAAATGCTTTTCTTAATGGGAATTCGTCTCCATTATAAACATATTCGGCTGGATTAAAAACAGCGTGACCTTGCTCTCTTAATTCAGCAGCTACTCTATTAAATAGAGGATGATTTTTTTCTGGAATGCCTTTCATAGGTCCACTTAAATAAATCTTTTTCATATTTTAATATCCGATCCAATTTCATCTGATTTATCGTTAAATACTTTTCTAACGTATTCAGCAGGGTCTAAACCAGCGGCGGCAAACCATAAGAAAGCATATACAACACCATCGGCAATTTCCTTACCCATAGCGTCAAGCAATGCTTTTTGATTTTCACCGGGCTTGTTACCTTTAATGCCAGTGTCAAAACGCTTTAATTTTTTGGCTTTATTACAAGCTTCGCCAATTTCACCAGCGCAAGCTCCTCCCCATTCTAGTAAAGACCAGCTATCTAAAGAATGGCCAAATCCTGAGTTACAGCGTTCAATGTTTGCTTTTAAGAAGGCGTCGAAAGTTAGAGTAGGAGGTTTTTTGTTTTCAACTAATTTAAGTTCATATTGAGGTTTACTAATGATGTTACCTTTAGTATCTATTCCTCTCCAATATACAGCATCATCCATAAGAGAATACATATTTTCTCCTGTCAAAATTATAGTTTCATTATTATTTCCAAAACTAACTGTATCACCTTTTTTAAATTTTAATTCCATTTTTCATTCTCCATCAAAAAGGTATATCGTCATTATCTTCATATTGAGGACAAGAGTAAACAATTATATCAGTAGGAGGTTTAGCGTTAAATTTTCCGCATTGATCTTTTCCATAATCCCAATGAGTACAGTTAAGACAATTTTTATAAGGGTTTGAGCCTGTCAAATAGCGATGAATTAAATTAGCTATGCTAGACCTTAATTCAATTTCTTTACCTTCTCTTATTTTTGAAGTTGGTTTTACATAGGCCATTACCAGATCACTCTTTTAATTTCTGGATATTTTAAATTTACATGCACTTCAATTTTTCTAGGTACTCTTAGCTCAGATAAACGGCTTAAAGCTTCGTCTGTAGTAACAGGTATGTTTTCTTTAGTTCTCATACGCCACCATTCATGCGCTTTATGAAGATTTAAGCCAGTCCCTTGCATAAGAACCCATTCATTAAAAGTGCGAAGTCCACACATATATTGAACTTTTATCATTGGAGCAGATAAAGCTGTTTTAGTTTTACGATCAATTTTTATATGTCGATTATATGAAACTCTATCAACGTCAAAAAGCTCTATAATAGGAGTTTCAATTTTATCATTAGTTCTAATTAATTCTTCAGTGCCAGCCTTAGCTTTAATTTTAATTTTAAATTCAAATTCATTCCCACATTGGCAACAGAACTGTACGCGAGTATGATTGTATGCGCCGCAGTTATCGCAAATCTTAATAGGGACTTCGCCTTGGCTTTCTCCTTTTTTTCTTGGTATTTGAGGATCATTTATAGGGCCTAGCCTTGGAGTATTTCTAGCAAAGTCCATAACAAGACAGTTTTGTTTATGACTGCTCCTGATAGCTTCTAAACGCTGCTCAACTGTTTCTAAAGGCATCCCTGCCGGGTAAACTGGTCTAGTACCACGTCCTAGCATTTGTATCCATAAAGGAACGCTTAATGTAGGACGGAACATACCTATTAAATCTATAGAGGGATAATCAAAGCCGGTTGTAAGCTTACCATAGTTGACAAGGGATTTAAGTTCACCTGATTTGAAAGCGTTAATGGCGTCATCATTATAGTTTGAGGGTCTTTTCGAGTGGATTGGCGCGCAATCAATACCAAACGATCCAAGCATTTCTGCGATGTGTTCTGCGTGCTCAATCCCGCTAGCGAATAAAAGCCATGCATTTCTATTAGCTCCAGCGTCTACAACTTCTCTCAAACCTTGAAATGTTATCTCTTGCTTATCTACTGCTTTTTGCAAACTAGAAGCTACAAATTCTCCTTTTTGTACACTCACTTCGTTTACATTCAATTCAGTTTTAGTTCTAAGAGGAATTAGAGGAGCTAGATAACCGTCTGAAATGAGTTTGTTGAAATTATCCATAGACGTTAGATCATGAACAATATCTGTAAATAATCCGCCGTCAGTTATATATCCTTGCCCCATTCTGAAAGGAGTAGCAGTCAAACCTATGACTTTTAAGTTAGGATTTATCAATTTCATAGCAGCGATGAATGTAAGATACATGCTGCTATCTTCCTGAGAAATTAAGTGAGCTTCATCTATAAATATTATATCTCTAAATCCGAATTGCATCGGATTTTTAATCATAGATTGAATGCCACCATAAACAATACTGTGAGCATAATCTTTTTGTTTTAAACCTGCTGAGTAAATACCAACAGGAGCATTAAACCAAACTTTTAGTAGGACATTATAATTTTGCTGAATAAGTTCTTTAACGTGAGTTATCATTAAAAAGCGTTGAGTAGGCCAAAGCCTCATAACACTTTCTATAAATATAGCTGGAACAACTGATTTACCTGTACCAGTTGGCCAAGCTAATACAGGATTGCCTATATTCCCGCTTTGGAAATAATTCCATATAGCGTCTAGTCCGTCTGTCTGGTATGGACGAAGTTGGATCATTTCCAGCCGTGATTTATAATTCTATCTATAGCTTTATCGTAATATTCAGTTTCTTTTTCAATACAAACCCATTTACGATTTGTATTAATAGCTGCAATAGCTGTAGTACCACTACCAGCGGTATTATCTAAAATTAACTCGTTTTCATTAGTATAAGTTTTAATTAAATATTCAAAGAGAGCTACAGGCTTTTGTGTCGGATGAATTAAATTTTGTCTACGACCTGTATTAAAATATTGAACGCTAGACGGATTTTTATTATTAGGGTCATAAAATTTTATTTCTTTTTCAGAAATATCGCTATGGTCAGAAATTCTATTGGTATTATCTACTCCATATTTACAGCGAGACTTCCCTCCTCCTTCTCTTTCTTGCATCTGTTTATTGTAAATAGGCTGCTTTTTATAAAATATACAAATGTTTTCATGATATTTCATAGGCTGTTTATTTGCTAAAGCAAAATTAGTAGGCTTATCTTTTTCCCATATCAATTCATATTTAAAATTATCAATTTGAGACATGATTAAAGCAGAAGTGAATGGCTGAGAGCAAGTTAAAACAATAGCTGCATTTTCTTTAGATACTCTAAAATATTCACTCCATAATTTATCAAAAGGTAAAACGCTATCCCATTTTATTTGTGTTGTTCCATACGGCAAATCGCACAAAATCATATCTATGACACCATCAGGAATTTCCTTCATAGCGTCAAAACAATCTTCATTATAAAAGCGACCTGTAGCGAAGTCTTTGAATTTCATTTAAATAGCATTCCAATCATTACAGCCAGTCTTTACGAAATCACTTGGTATTATATCGTTAAAGCGAGTGCATTTCCATTGCGCGTCGTCAACAGGCCACGAATGCCTACAAGTACGACAATTCTTATCTGGCTTTTCGCCATGATGACAGATACCTTTAAAATCATCACAATAACGACAATCAAAAAAACTTTCATTCTCAGCTATACGCGGTGGTGGTTCTTGAGCAAAAATTATTTCTTCTGCTTTACGCTCTAAAGCTTTTCCGTAATTCCAATCTAGCTCAACTATTCTAAATGTAATATCGCTATCGTTTTTATTTTCGATCATGTATAGCCCATATTTAAATCCGTATTTTTCTCCATACTGGCACATTTGGGCATAATGTTTAGGCTTAGCTTTTGCTAGGTCTTGCTCAGCTACAGCAGAATAACCTTTGCCTGTATTATTTGTTTTAAATTCACCTAATAAAACTAATCCTGTCTCAAGATTATATCTTTCAGGAGCTTCTACTTGAGCGTCTAATGATCCGCCGTAATGTCCTTTACATCCTGAGATACGGAATTGTTTTCCATCATCAGAAAACTCTTTAACTTTAAATCCTATCCCGCGAAGATAAGATATAAAACGCGGCTCTGCTGTATGGCCTACATTAAACAGACGTAACATTCGTCCATCAAAACTAGGCTTTCTAAACCAGCGAAACTTATAATAGAGCTTGCGAAAGCATTGTTCGCCTAATTCTGACGCTCCTAAGTGATTACGATTTTCGTTGCCATAAAGCTTTACACAAAATTGCTCTACATCGTCAGCAATCATTTGCTCAAGTTTATCACGATCAGTTTTAAGAGCTAGATTTAGCATTAGATTAAATCCGCCATTCCACGCCAAAGTTTATAATCATCCTCAACTACTCTATAATAAGTAAGAGAACTGTCTGTAGCTTTTTCATTCAATCCTTTACATATGTCGTTTGCTAGTTCTTTAGTTGGAATATTTTCCGCTACAAAATACTGAGCATATGTTTCTAAATCATGATTTGAAGCTGCTATAATTTTCATTTATTTATTCCATCATCATTACAGAACAGCTATCGCATTTCATCCACAAATGATTTTTAGGAGGGTACATTCTTCCATGAATAAAACCATTTTTACAATGTGGGCATTTAGCTTTAGCTAATTTTAAATTTTTATTTTGCATTACTTTTTTGAGCTTCGTTGCTGTTTCAAGAACAGCTTTAACGTAATCAGAAAATTCGCTCATTTCAAAATTCCAAATTAAAAAGCCCTGCTGCTAGTTCGTGACCACATTGCAGCAGGGCGAGTTGTTCAACGTCTATCTATGTTAGTCTTGGCGACGTTGAATTAACGGCTACCCCATGGAGGAGAAGTATTATTACCTCCTCCATTGTTTTGCTGACCCTGTTGCCAGTTTCCGCCGTTTTGCTGAGATTGCTGCTGAGTATTTTGCTGAGGCTGATTATTGATCCAGCTTTGCTGTTGCTGCCCCTGTGGAGGATTGTTGTTATTGTTTTGAGGTTGGTTTTGATTGCCCCAATTTCCTCCACCTTGATTAGTCATAGGCGGCTGCTGTTGAGTTTGAGGAACAGGATTGTTTCCTCCAGCAGGATCGTTACCAGCACTATCAAGAACCTTTTTGACTTCAGTATAACCTCCATTAGGTCTTTCAGCAGAAGGTTCTTGACCCTTTTGAAAGCCAACTTCAATCATACCCTTAGCACCGCGTAAAGCTGCGCCTTGATCTTCCCACCGCACTTGGAAGCGTCCAACAGCGCGGCAAAGTGCAGACAATTGACCTTGAGCAATATTTACAGCTTGCTCAGATTTATTCCACATATTGTAACGCATAACTGCGACGCCAGCAGGTGTAGTAAACTCTACCATAAAAAAGCCGCCGTCTTTATTCTTATTTTCTTCAATCGACGTATCAGTAATATCAAACGGAAAACGTCCAACAGGATGATTTGTACCTGCTGATTGTTTCGGTTCAAATTGATTAGCGTCGAATGTGCCTTGCATTTGAATTGACATTATTAGTTCCATCCTTCAGCTTTAGGAGCATTGTTATTAGTATCAACTTGCTCAGTTTCAATATTAGGCTTGCCAGCTTGAATAGCTAGCAAACGCTTTGAAAGATAATTAAAGCGGTCTACTAAATCTTCATCTAAAGCTACATAATTATGTAACTGTCTGCATATAATCTCACAGGTACGAATTAAAGCAGCTTCAATTTCATTAGTAGTCAGCTTTACTTGGTGCTTATCGTTGCTCATTATCCCAACGCCTTTTCTAATTTAGATACACGCTGAGAAAGCTGCTTAATAGCTTCGCTCATTTGTGTAAGGTTCATTTTATAAGGGCCTACCTTTTGACCCGGCTTACGTCCGCGTTTTTCAACTTTCTTTTTAGCTGGCATTTTAAGTTTCCTTATTTTGTAATATGTTTAACAGCCCACATTACCGCTTCTTCAATTTTTGTCAGGGCTAATGACAATTCACGGCTTTTACCTAGATTTTCAATATAAGAATGAAAATCTAAACCCATATCTTTTATCTTTTGCATTGCTGCTTTTTCTTCATCAGACAATACGCGGTATTGATGACGCATAACGTTATTAATAGTACGATCATCAGAATTAGATTTTACAGTATCATTCATTGCATCGCCTTTCTTACAATATCAGAGAAGTTAGGAGGCTCATAATCAGCTAGCATACCTGTACGATTGCGAGCCATAATATCATAACTTCCGTTACATCTGAAAGCTAATTGCTCTCCAACTACTCCCGGTATATTAGCTTTAGCTAAATATAAAATAGCATCGTATTGACCGGGAGCAGAAGCGGGTAAAACTTTTCCGGGAAAATAAGGACGGCGATAGCTTGCGCCGTTTAAATCTAAAACCTCCTCTTTGCAGATAAGATACATATGTTTATTTTTGTAATAATACAAATCTAAAAGATGCTTCCAAACTTTTTCAGCCATATCTCCATAAAGCTGCATACCATGCTTGATACCGCGTTTTTTTCCATCTTCTAAGTACATATCGCACATAAAAGAAACACTATCTACAGCAAGGGTATCAAACTGATTTGCCTCTTTTGAATTTAAAAACCATTTAAAAAATTCTTCAATTTTAGCTACAGTATCAGCTTGATATGTAGGTACTTGAGAGCCACGCATAGAAAGTAAACCCGGCTCGCAAGCTAAAAGAAGTGGTCTAGGAGCAGTATTGACTAAAGGTGTTTTACCAGTGCCAGCCGCGCCATAGACGATGCTTTTAAAACCGTAAGCTACAGCCCACTCATGGGCCATTTTTAAATCGCGTTGATCCATTATTTGAAAATCCAAATCATTGTAAAAGCAAGCGTTAGTTGATGTATCAATTGATCCAAGCCAATGACAACAAAGAAATTATGAATGTCTTGTTTAGCCCAAAGACGCGATGTTATTCTACTAGTAATATAATCTGTGATAAAATGTAAAATAAAATTTAAAGCAACAAATTTTATAATTTCGTATTCATATCTAGCACCAAAAATTATAAATGTAGCAATATATAGAACTAAAGAATACACAGATACATGAATAATTAGAGCATAATTATCTTTACTCTTATTACTCGCCATCCAATGTGATTGACAAACAAAATCAGCAATCCAATGAGTAAATAATAGAGCTAGGAATTGATAAATCATGTTTATTACTCAGTTAGGATTAGAAGCTTTTAGAAACTTTTCAATTTCTCTAGCTTGCTCAAATAAATTATCAAGTGTAGGTCTAGCTCCATCAATAGCTTTAATTGTAAATGCTGAATTTACAGCTTGAGCAAAGCATTCAAGTCTTAAACGTTCTGAAGTTGTCAATTTATCTTCTATTCTCATGTTATTTCTTTACCTTTGGTTCTACAATATCAACAGTAGGAGCAGCTTCAGTAATTACAAGAAAATCATGCACGATAGCTAAAGCATCGATAGCAAATTTACTGCCCTTTGCAGCATCTTCCTGAAGCTGGCGATATTCAGTAAGAAGAAAATTAGGTGTCCAACTTACAAGACGATCAGCAATAAAAGCACCTTCATTACCAAGCTTTGAAAGTTTATCTAAACCAGCTTCTACTTTATCATTTTCAGGAAGCTTGTAATTAAATTTTACAACAGCTTTGAGTTTGTAACCGCCCCCTAGCTCTTTAGTGTTGGTCCCTTCATCAGGCTTTGGAAATTCGCGAGTGACAACATACTTGCGAAATTCTAGTTCTTCTTCTTTTAATGCTGTTAAACGATCTTTGATTTCTTTCCACTTTAAAAGAACTTCATCGTTAGACAAAGCGTCTCTAGGGTCTACAGGCTTTGGATTTTGCCAAGCATCGATCATTTAATTTTTCCATCCTGCCGCTTGTGGTAATGCTTGACCATTGATATTTGTTTTAGGAGCGTAACTATCTAAAACACGTTGAGATTGTGTGGATGACTTTAGCTTTAATCCACTAGCAGCCTCTACAATTTGTTGTTCAATAGCGTTAGCTGCTTCTTCATCAATTGATCCCTTTGCCATGTTAAACTTACCAGCACGATCAAAGAGAATAGCAAGCTTAATATCAATCAAGTCCATGAACGCATGATCTTCCTGATTGAAATTTGTAACGCCTAGCGTCTCATGAATAGACTTCAAATAAACACTACACATTTCTGTACGCAAATATGAAT